GCCGTTGAAACCGTCGGCAACATCCTCGGAAGCGACCTTGCCTGGCTCGCCGGACGACCGGAACTGCTGACCAAGGGACGGAACCAGCGCCACGACTCCGAGGAGTACAGCGTCGCGGGCAAGCGCATGGTCCTCGTCAACGAACTGGACAAGAACCAGCACCTCGACGAGAACCAGGTGCTCCGCTTCGTGAACTCCGAGGGAACCGTCGTCGCCCTGCGCCGCATGCGCCAGGACCGCGAAGACGTCCCCGTCACCTGGACCATGGTCATCACGACCAACGAGCTTCCCAAGGCCCGCCTGACGCCCCAGGTCATCGGACGGCTCCGACTGTTCCCCCTCTCGCAGATCTCTGTGCCGCGCGAGGAGTGGTACGACATCAAGGGGACCGTCCTCGCCCAGGAGGCCGAGGCGGTACTCGCCCACCTGGTGACGTGGTGGCGGGACTGGTACATCGCACGTGTCGTCGAGCGCTCCGAGACCGGCCTCATCATCACCCCGGAGATGGAGAACGCCCTCACCACGTACCAGGCGGACAACACCTCCCTGCACCAGCAGTACTTCGAGGAGGAGCTGGAGTACGACCCCGAGTACTCCGCAACCCCCAAGGAGATTTGGAACGGCTTCACCAACTGGATGCGCACGGAGAACCCCGGCGTGGACATCCGGTACGAGATCAAGCGCCCGGACTTCACCAAGGAGCTTCAGAAGCTCCCGAACACCGTCTGCGTCAACGAGTCCATCGGTGGCGGTCGCACCGCTCTTCGTCGCATCAAGGGCGTGCGGGTCCGGCGTCCGGAGCAGCCGAAGACCTGGATGGAGATGCAGGCCATCGCCCGCTGACCATAACTACAGACAGTAGCGACGCCCGGTGGGTTCTCCCCGCCGGGCGTCCACGCTTTTCACCCCACAACCTGAGCCCACAACGCCCCACAAATGTGGGGTCGGCTGGTCTCGTGTGGGGGAGTGGGTCTCTCATGTTGCACCGACCGGTCAGTACGAGCCCCTCGGTCGACGGTCCGGACCCCACAATGTGGGGCCCCAAAGCACTTTGTGGGGTCCGAGCTGAAGTTTGTGGGGTGGGTTGTGGGGTGCCTAAATGATCTTCATAATCCTCTGACCTGCTGAAACGTAACTACATACCGACTGGTACCCCACAAACCCCACATTTTTTTACGTTCCTCCGTACGCAAGAAACCGCCTGTAGCCCAGTAGAAAACGACTGACGCTCATAGATGCAAAAAATGTGGGGTTTGTGGGGTCGACCCCCCCGGACGCCGTCGTCGCCACCTCGGTGGGCGGTCACCGATCGTGAAGTAGTTGCGTTACGCTCTTAATCTTGCTTGGTTGATAGACGAGCGTTAAGCTAGGCGTATGGCACAGCGAGGAGACACCCTGACGATCTACACGTCGCCGGGAATCAAGGACAGGCTCCGCATGGTCGCCATGCTCAAGCGGACGACCATGACGGACTTCATCAACGAGGCCATCGAGCGATCCCTGCGGGAGTTCGAGGCCGCCGACAAGGAGACCCGGGACTTCATCGCCCGGCACACGGGGGAGAGCAAGTGATTCCCAACACCACCAACCTGGTCGCCGTCTTCCAGCGTGAAGGCCACGGTGAGTACCAGAGGGCGATCATCGCCTGGGACGGCGACGGAGAAGCCCTCGTAGCTCCCAAGGAAGGAACGAGGGGGAGGCTTCGTCTCGCCCGTCAGGACCCCGACTTCGCGTACGTCATGGAGGCCGAGTCTGGCGCTCTGAACGGGTACATCGGTGTCCTCCCCGGCGGTGGCTGGATGACCCACTGGGTGGACATGGAGACCCACGAGATCGTCGAAGAGCCCGTCGTCGGATGGGCCGTGACGCACAACGGGGACGCCTACCCCATCGTCAGCGACGGAGAAGGCGGAGCATCCACCGGCACCGACGCCGAGTCCGGGGAACGGATCTTCCACCCCAGCAAGACTGTCAAGGAGGGCAAGTGACGCACACCCCGTACGACCGGGACACCGTCATCGGCCAGTACCGCCTGCGGGTCGCCCTCGCCAACCTGAGCGACGCCATCGCCTACCTGGAAGGCGACGTCACCAAGGGGGAGAAGGACGCCCTGTGGCAGGCCCTGTTCTCCATGCAGAACAAGCGCACGAAGATGTGTCAGCGCATCGGAGAGAAGCACGGCGACGTGCAGCTGGACCCCAGCCGTGAGCTGAGGGCGATGGACCCGGAGGCGTACGAAGACGGCGAACTGTACCGGGACATCGGCGAGGTCTACGGCTACAAGCCGCTCGGGCGAGTCATCGCCAGCGCCTGGAACGCGCACGACAAGGAGAGCAAGTGATCCCTAACTTCCAGCCCTACGTCGCCGTCGTACGGCAGACACAGGGAAGCTCACTCGACGCCCTGCTCTACCTCCCCATCGCGGGATGGCGAGACACCGACTACACGCCCATGGCCGTGTGGGAGGGCGAACTGACGCCCATCAGGACGATCCCCGGATGTGAGGGGATCATCGCCCACTCCATCGCCCAGGACAACGTCAGCCGCACCCTGGTGCCCAACCCCGAGAAGAGCGAGGACCCTCAGCCGGTCGAAGCCACACCCACGACCGTGCAGGAGCAGACCGCAGCCTGAACCTCGACACACGAGCCCTCGCCGGAAGGCGGGGGCTCTGTTGCGTTCTGGTGACGGTCGTCGGGGATGTGTGACAAATCTTGCGACGCAGCCTGTCCGAGCTGACTTCCGAGTAAGAAACCTTTTCGTCGAGCGCCCCTTCCGTCGCTCCTCCTTCGTCCACGGAGACGCCGCCCGATTGCTACTCGCGGGTAACATAGCCGCCCGTTTTAGTTGAATGATGAACTTGACGTGTCCATGCAGTTGTCGCGAGCCTGACAACGTTGTCATATTGACGTGAGCACGTCAGGGTTGAACCACAGGATAATTACTGTTATCCTTGCTTCATGAGCGACGATGAGAATCTGACAGCCTCGTCCGAGATCGCCACGGTTGTTCGAGATATCGAACCGATCGAGGCGCACTCCGCGCGTACGAAGCTCGAACAGACGTACACCGACGACCTGCCCCGCCTGGTCTCCCTGTGGTTGATGGCGCAACGATCGCCGAATACCCGCCGGGCATATGCGCGCGGCTTCCAGGCGTGGGCCGACTTCTGCCGCTCCGTGGGTGTGCATCCGATGGACGCGAGGCGCCCGCACGGCGACGCGTACATGCGTTCGATGGAGCAGGCGGGCACGCCGAACAGCACGGCCAACGCCCGACTGTCCGCCGCCTCCTCCTTCTACGACTACGCCATCGACGTCGAGGCGGCCGAGGTGAACCCGGTCAAGAAGGTGAAGCGGCAGAAGCTGGACCAGGACCACTCGGACACCGAGGGCCTGACCGAGGACGAGATGGCCCGACTGCTGGTCGCTGCGAAGAAGCTGAGCCCTCGTGCGTATGCGCTGTGCATGCTGCTGTACACCGTGGGCCTGCGCGTGGACGGGGCGCTGGGTGCGGACGTAGAGAGCCTGGGCTACGACGCGGGACACCGCACCATCACGGTGCGTTTGAAGGGCGGTGCCACGGCGAAGAAGGCCCTCCCCCCTATCACCGCGCACGCCCTGGAGGAGTACCTGGGTGGACGTGTGACGGGACCTCTGTTCGTGACCCGTACCGGCAGGAGGATGGACGAGCCGGAGGCGTGGCACATGCTGCGCCGGGCTGCTCGACGGGCTGAGCTGCCGCAGGCGGGGAGTATCCACCCCCATGTCCTCCGGCACTGCTACATCACGCATGGGCTGGACAAGGGTGTTCCGCTGCACATCATGCAGGACAGCGTGGACCACAAGGACCCCCGCACCACGAGGCGCTACGACAGAGCACGTGGACGCCTGTCCAACAGTCCGTCGTACACGGTCGGAGCGTCGATCGCCGAGCGACTGGAAGATATCGAGAAGTGAAAGCGCCCGGGGTCCCCGACCCCGGGTCGAAATTACGAACAGGTCACGACCGACCGTCGACACGTCGATTTCAGGCACAACCCCACCCCCACTCCCGAACCTGACTTGCCAATCGACATGTCTATTGGTATGCTCATGTCATGGCCGAACACGCTGACCCCACTCGGGTCGAGAGAATCAAGCCCGGGGCACGCGCGGTCTACCCCTGGTCGTCCTGGGCGGACGGCGAGTGGTGGCGTCTGTACCAGGGCGTCGACTACTCGACCGAGACCCCGGTCTTCCAGTCCACCGCACGCAACTACGCCCGTCGTAACGGCTTTACGCTGGAGGTTCAGATGACGCCGGACGGGACGCTCATCCGCTTCAAGAGGCTGTAGAAACCGGGCCCTCGGCAAGAGCCCACCCGCGCATCCGGGGAGAGAACAGGAGACGGCGATGTCCGTCATCCCCGACGTGGTCAACCTTCGGACTCAGGAGAGGGAGCAGGCCAGCGAGACCCTCACAGCCCGCCTCAGCGCTGCTCTGCGCATCAAGCGCATGCGCGACGCGTACATGAGCGAGCAGGAAGCGAGCTACTGGACCTCGGAACTCATTTACGAGTTCGTCTGGTCCCTCCCCGAGTACGACATCGAGACCCTCAACTGCGTCCCGAACGAGGACGTGCGGATGTTCTTCGACGACATGGTCATGGACCTGGTGTACGCGAAGAACGTCATCAACACCCTGATGGGCTGAACAGCAAGGCAACCCCCCTGACCGAACCAGGAGGAACCATGAACGAGCAGCACGAACGAGCGGATCGCCCCGGGGCCGAGGAGCGCGCGGAACTCCAGGCGCTGAAGAGCACCCTGGAGGCCGGTGTGCGTCGGATATGCCTGCGGATCGACCACGCGACCGGCAAGCACGAGCGGGCCGTCCAGGAGGGGTGCCCCTCCTGCCCTCTGTAGTACGAGAAGTGCACGAAGCCCCCGTCACCGAACGACGGGGGCTTCGTCGTCTCCGGGTGGAAACCGGGACGCGCTGAAGTTTACGACACGGGTTGACGGAGGGAAGGGGGAGGGGTGGGTGTTGCATCAAGTGCGTACATACCACTATGATTTGTACATGCGTAAGGAATCTGTATCGAATATCCGGCAGCGTCTCGCCACGTTCATCCGCGAGGTGAACTACACCAAGGAGCCGATCCTCATCACCGAGCACGGCGCGCCCGTTGCGGTTCTGTCCCCCGTGCCGGAGGAGCTGATTGTGAACGTGCAGCCGGTGAGTTCTTCGTGACCGTTGCCTGTTGCCGTTGTCTGTTGCCAACCCTCTGATCTGCACAAACGCGCGCACGCGCGGGGGATCGAAGACGGCAACAGCAACACCACGACCAAGAAGAAGGGCCGACCCCGAGGTACCGGGGACGACCCACGTACGGAAGGCACTCCCATGCCCACCGCACAGAACAACCCTAACCCACCCGACGTAGAGATTGATCTTCACTGGGTCGTCAGCACCCTCGGCCTGGAGGGCTGCGCCGTCCTGGTCGCCCTCGGACTGCTCCTGCTCGGTTCCACCAAGCTGGGACGCCGTGCCATGCGGGCAGCCGGGCGCAGGCTCGCCCGCTACATCCGCGTCACCGTCTGGGGTGCCCGTCTCGGCATCGGATACCGCCTCGCCTCCCGGCTCCAGATCGAGCGCTGGGACGGCATGGTCAACGCCCGTAAGTTGCCCGGCCTCAAGCGCGGCAAGGTACGCCGAACCCCGGGCGGCATCGCCATCCGGCTGACACTGAACGGGGCGCTGGACCTGGACGCCGTGCGGTCCCGCACCAGCCAGCTGGAGACCGGTCTGGGACTTCGCCGGGGCTCGGCCCGCATCAAGCCCACCAGCCGCGCCGACAAGGCCGTCCTGGACATCGTCCTGCGCGACCCGCTGGCCAAGCCGATCCTGTGGCAGCCCCCGAAGACCGTGGTGCGGCTGACCGACCCGGTCAAGCTGTCCATCACCCCGTTCGGTGACGCGGTAACTCTGGACGTCAAGCAGCGTCTGGGCATCTTCGGCACGTCCGGGTCCGGCAAGTCCTGTGTGCAACGGCTTCTCGGGGCTCACGTGGTCCAGGCGGTGGACGCCGACTTGGAGATCTGGGACCTGAAGTTCGGCGTGGAGTCCGAGCACTACGAGGGCAAGGCGCACCGGGTGACCACGGTGGAGGACGCCGTGGCACGCGTGGACTGGCTCCTGGACCAGGAGTTCCCCCGCCGGGCGGCCATCATGACGGCCAAGGGCACGTCCACCTGGAAGGAGACCCCGTCCGACCGGGCCCTGGTGGTCATGGTCGACGAGGGCAACGTCATCATCCGGGAGTTCACCACCGAGCAGAAGAAGCGCTTCTTCCGGGTCGCTGAGCAGGGGCGGGCGCTGGGCTGCTACCTGATCTGGGCCACGCAGTACCCGAAGGCCACGAACCTCCCCACCGAGCTGCGCAGCCAGCTGAACGTGCGGATCTGCCTGAAGCTCAACTCCTCGGAGGAGTCCGAGCTGGTCTTCAAGGAAGAGGCCGGTCAGGGCTGGGAGCCGCACCGACTGCGGGGCGTGGGCTGGCTGCTGATCAAGTCGGACAACCACCGGGAACCGGAGGAGTCCAAGGCGATCTGGCTCTCGGAGTCGGTGTTCCGCACCATCGGCACCAAAACGCTCCTGGAGCCCGCTCAGGCCGCGTTCCCGCCGCGCCCCACCTACGACCCCACCGTTCACCTGAACGGCCCTCAGATCCCCGCGCAGACCCCCGTGGTGCCGGAGGTGAAGAAGCCCGAGCGCGCCAAGTTGGAGGTCAAGGTGACCGTGGCGGACGAGATCCGCATGGCGTTGGGCTTCTCCCCCGAGCCTCTCGGCAACAACGAGATCGCCCGGCAGATCGGGCGGGATCGGGGCGCGGTGTCCCGCGCCATCGCCAAGCTCGCCGATGCCGGTGAAGTCACCGCAAACCAGGACAAGAAGTACTCGCTCGTCCTCACGACCGCCGACCAGGCGGACCGCACGAAAGGATCGGAAGCATGAAGCTCCGCCAGATCACGCGTCAGCGTGAGGTCACGAAGGTCGTGGACGGCGAGGACGTCACGTTCGACGAGGACTACACCGAGTCCGTCCCCCGTATCCCGTTCAACCTGGACGCGCTGCTGCGCAAAGCCCTGTTCGTCGCCGCGATCCTGATGACCGTCGGGGCGATCGTCTGGGGCACCGTGGCCATCGGGTCCATGCTGAACCAGCTGGCCCCGGGGTGGGGCTACGTCGTCGCCGGGGTCTTCGACCTGGCCTGGGCCGCGTGCCTGGTCGCCGAGTACCTGAACCGGTACGACGACGAGAAGATCAAGCTGCCGCGCAACGCCGGTGTTGCCGCGCTGTTGGTGTCCATGGCGGCGATCGTCTGGCACGGCCACCTGGTGAACGCGGTGTTCGTCGGCGTCATCGGGGCGGCCGTCTCCCTGGCCGCGAAGGGCGTGTGGTTCATCGCCATGGAGACCACCCGGGTCCGCCTCGACAAGGAGTACCAGGTGCTCCTGCGGCAGCGTCAGCAGCGGGCCGGACTGCGCAAGGCGCTCGCCCAGTCCAAGCGGGACGAGTACCTGATGGACGACGAGACGGCCCGCCTGATCGCCGCCCTGGAGCACGAGCGGGGAGGGGCGATCACGGTCGAGCGAGCACCGGCCGAACAGCCGAACACCACGGCGAACATCGCCGAACACGACGCCGAACAGTTCGCGATCACCAAGGCGAACATGCCGGTGACCAGCGAGTTCGCTGTTCCCGAACCCGCGAACATCGCCGAACTTGTTCGCGAACAGATCGCGAACGGTTCGCCGAACAAGGACGTCGTCGCCGCTGTCCTGGCCGCCGTTCCGACCGCGAACAAGGACTCCGTGGCGGCTACTGTCCGCCGGGAGCGCAAGAAGCTCGACGGCCCCTACCTGTGAGCCTGATGCTTGCCTGTCCATCCCGTCACGTACGGGAGGGGCGGGGAGGTGAGCAGCCTTCACACCGACACACGAGACAAGGAGGCAGAGTGAGCGAAGAGCTTATGAGCCCCGGCGACCGGGCGCGCAGATACGCCGAATACATGAGGGAAGAGGCGACGCGCCTTCCGTCCTACCAACGCAGCCGGGCGAGCGGGGCAAAGAACCCCATGGCCCGCTGCTTCCGTTGCGACAAGACGATCCGCAAGGCGGAGGTCGTATACCGGATGTGCTGCCACGGCGGTGCGCTCCTCAAGGTCCAGCTCCACGAGGAATGCACGAAGCCGTCCGCGTTCATGGAGGTGACGCACGATCTGGAAAAGGTTGCCGCGCATCTCCGTGAGTACGCTGGTCAGGCCCGCGAGGCGCGTGAGCGTGAGCGCCGGGGAGAGCAGACGCGGGAGGCCACCCGCGAGGCGAAGGACCGGGATGTCGCGATGTACGTCTGCCGCCTGGAGCTGGAGACGGACCGGCACGACCGGCTTCCCTGCGCGGCCCCTGGGTGTCCGGTGAAGCCGCCGTTCGTGCACGCGCCACCCAGCGACTACGCGTACGTCCGATGGAAGGACCGAAGCGGGAGCTACAAGTGCATCTCGTGTGGCGGTGTGGCGCAGGAGGTACACGGAAATGACGAGTGCCACCGCTGTGAGGACTGGGGCGGGTGCGGCAGGGACTGCACACTATCCGCCGTCGCCTGTAAGACCTGCGGCACCCAGATGTCCGTGTAGTTGTTTGCCGCGTACATGACATGAGACGATGTCAAAGCGCGGGATGACTTGGGAGTCGTCCTCCAGAAAGCCCCCGGGAAGTAGACGTCCCGGGGGCTTTCGCTTACCTCCTGACGGACAGGTACATGACAACATTGTCACTTCTGGATACTCTCTACTTGTCATGCACTTGACGTAAGTAATCGGAGGACTCGATGACAGACCCCCTGGACACCGACCCGAAGGCCGAACTCGGCCTGCTCCGTGAAGGCGAGGAGCCCGAGGGGAGCCGCACGCGTGACGACGTGCGCGCCCTGGAAATCGAGGCCGCCCGTCTGCGTGGAAAGCGCATGACGTACCGCGAGATCGGCGAGCGCATGGGTTGCTCGTACCAGACGGCCTGGAGCCGCGTGCAGCGCGCGTACAAGGCCGCACGAGCTGACGCCACCGACGTGGCCCGGGAGTTCGAGCGGCAGCGCCTGGACGAGCAGTACCGCGAGGCGGAGCGGATCAAGAACGAGACCCACTACGTCACCGCCCACGGCAAGGTCGTCACGCATCCGGAGACTGGCGACCCGCTGGTCGACGCCGCGCCCGCCCTGGCAGCCCTGGCGCGCATGCAGTCCATCGCGGAGTCGTACCGCAAGCTGGAGGGACTGGACCAGCCGACGAAGGTCGAGCAGTCCGGCACCGTGAAGTACGAGGTCGTCGGCGTAGACCCCACGGATCTGGCGTGACATGAGCACGGCAACCGTGAAGTACGTTCCGCGCGGGGCGGCCGTCGATCTGTTCAAGTACCGGGGCCGCGAAGTCCTGATGTCCGGGGCCGCCGGTACGGGCAAGTCGGTGGCCTGCCTGATGAAGATCCACCTGGCGTGTCTGATGACGCCGAAGGTCCGTGCACTCATCGTCCGCAAGACGCATGCCTCGCTGGCCTCGTCGACGCTGGTGACCTTCAAGGAGAAGGTTGCCTCCGAGGCCATCGGTTCCGGGATGATGCACTTCTACGGAGGCAGCGCCCAGGAGCCACCGGCGTTCCGGTACAACAACGGCTCCACGATCCTGGTGTCCGGCCTGGACAAGGCGTCCCGCCTGCTGTCGACCGAGTTCGACATCGTCTTCGTGGACGAGGCAATCGAGGTCACCGACGAGGATCTCGACACCCTCATCACCCGCCTGCGCAACAACGTGCTCAGCTACCAGCAGCTGATCATGGCGACCAACCCAGGCGCGCCGACGCACCACCTGAAGCGCCGTGCGGACGACGGCCGCACGAAGATGCTGTACTCCAAGCACGAGGACAACCCGGCGTACCACGACGGCAACGACTGGACGCCGGTGGGGAGGGAGTATCTCGACAGCCTGGACACCCTGAAAGGCGCACGGCATCAGCGGATGCGCTGGGGTCGGTGGGTTGCGGCGGAGGGGCAGATCTACGAGGACTTCGACCCGTCGGTCCACGTCATCGACAGTTTCAAGGTGCCGTACGACTGGCCGTTGTACATCAGCATCGACTTCGGTTTCGTGAACCCGTTCGTCGCGCAGTGGTGGCGCGTCGACCCCGACGGGCGTCTGTACCTGACCCGGGAGATCTACCACTCGAAGACGCTGGTGGAGGATCACGCCAGGCGCATCCTGCATCAGATCAAGAAGTATCCGCGTAATCCGAAGCCGTACATCCTCGCCGACCATGACGCCGAGGATCGTGCCACCCTTATGAAGCATCTCGAAGGTCTGTACGTGAACAAGGCCAAGAAGGATGTGTCCCGGGGTATCCAGGCCACACAGAAACGGTTCGAGGTGCTGGCCGACGGAAAGCCGCGCATCTTCTTCTTCCGGGACGCCTTGATTCACGAGGACTCCGAGTTGCGCAACGCGGGCAAGCCGACGTCCACGATCGATGAGATCTCCGACTACGTGTGGGACGACACCGGGAACAAGGCTCCCAAGGAAGCGCCCCTGAAGATGAATGATCATGGGATGGACGCGATGAGGTATGTCGTGGCCAAGCTCGACCTGGTGAGCCGGGTCCGACGACGCCCGGGGGACCCCTGCTGATGAAGATGTGGAATGCGCTTCCCGATGGTGTGCGCGCGTATCTGACGACCCTTTCGTCGATGTGGCTTTCTGTCGCAGGACTTGCGGCGATCACCTGGGGCGTGGCCTTGTTCCTCGCTCCGGCCGGGTATATCGTCGGAGGATTTTCTGCGCTACTGTTGGACCGGGCAATTGACATGACCCTGACGAGAGGGGGGCGTAGGTGACCAGCCTCCTGGGCGCGTTCACGAACAAGTCACCCGTCGCGACATCCCTCCCTCAGCGCCTCGCCCCCACCTATGGAAGCCGGGGGAACGCCGCCTCTCTGCGCGCGATGGAGAACGTCGGAACGGTCTTCTCCATCGTCAACCGCACCTCTGAGGCCGCAGCCGCTGTCGAGTGGAAGCTGTACAAGAAGCGCACCGACGGCCGCCGTTCGTACGTGCACGAGGGCATGGACGATCGTCAGGAAGTCACACAGCACCTGGCGCTGAAGGTATGGAACAAGCCCAACCCGTTCATGACGCGTCAGGAAATCGTCGAAGTCTTCACCCAGCACATGTGCCTGGCGGGAGAAGGCTGGTGGGCGCTGAGCAAGATGAGCGGATTCTCCGCCCCCACGGAGATCTGGCCGGTACGCCCCGACCGCATGGCGGTCGTCGAGCACCCGACCGAGTACCTCACCGCGTACGAGTACAGGAACCCCGACGGCTCCCTGACGCGCCTGGCCCCGGACGAAGTCATCTTCGTCCGTCGCCCAAACCCGTACGACAGCTACCGGGGCATCGGGCCGGTGCAGTCCGTCCTCGCGAAGATCGAGTCCGTTCGCTACTCCGACGAGTGGAACCGCGCCTACTTCCTGAACTCGGCCGAGCCCGGCGGCATCATCAAGATCAACCGCGACCTCGACGACGACGAGTTCCGCCGCCTCCAGTTCCGCTGGAACGAGGCGCACAAGGGGCCGGGTAACGCCCACCGCGTCGCCATCCTCGACGGCGAGGAGATGGACTGGGTCGAACGCCAGGCCGCGCACCGCGACATGCAGTTCGCCGAGCTTCAGCAGCTCAACAGCGAGCAGATCCGCGAGGCGTTCGGCTTCCCCAAGCCGCTGCTCGGCACCGTCACCGACGTCAACCGGGCCAACGCCGAGGCCGCCGAGGTGGTCTTCGCCCGCTGGGTTCTGGTCCCGCTGCTGGAACGCATCAAGGCCGCCCTCAACAACGACTTCCTCCCTCTGTTCGGGACGCTCGGCGAAGGCTACGAGTTCGACTACGTGAACCCCGTCCCCGACGACCGTCAGGCAGACGCCCGGGACCGCGAATCCAAGTCGCTGGCCGCGCGAACCCTGATCGACGCGGGCGTGTACGGACCCGAAGCCCTGGAGGCGGTCGGCATGCCTCCGTTGTCCTTCGGCGACCCGAGCGCCGACGCGGACCGCCAGCTCCTCATCACGCTGGTCACGAGGGCCCCCACCCTCGCCCCCACGATCCTGCCTCTGCTCGGCTTCGAGCTTCCCCAGCGAAAAGACAACGATGTCACCGAGGGAGGTGACCCGCATGCGCAAACCCCCGGCC